CCCGGTGATGGAATTTTAATTAACGGAAATGATGCACTTGCATCGTTTGGGGTATTAACTCAAACAGCTGCAGTTACGTCATTAACGGTATTCTGTGGATAAACTATGGACGACAACCCCAAACCCAATGAAGAACCTCAAGAAACTCAATCAGATAAAGAGCGACTTGAGGAGCTTCGTAGATGGTTTGAGGCACAAATGGATTGCGTATAATGGCAACTCAAAAAAAACGGGGAATGGGTATAAAGACTTCTG